GTTATGCCGTCTCTGTTTAATTGTACAAAACTAAGGCACGGCACATCGTACTTAACACAGAAGTTATGCAGCTGAGTTATTTGGAACCCAAGAACCTGAAACTCCTGCATGGAGTTTGAGATGCTAGTAGAGTTCATTAGCTTTAGATAGTCATAAACAATTAGACAATCTTTGGTTCTTCCGTTTTCGTCAAACCCAACCTCTTGATAAATCCATTTGCGCATAATACTAAGAATATTCTCAAACGGTTGACCAGCAATGCTCACATAGTGAAATGGTATTTCCCCCAATTCGTTAGCCGCGTTTTCCACCTTTTCGGTGTTTAGCTGGTTGCTATCAAACTTGCCGCTGGCAATAGTGTTGATTTCGACACCGCTTAGGTTCGCCAACATTCGGTGGAGGTGGTCTTCTTTAGACATTTCGGTGTCTAGAACCAGCACTGGGATTCCTAGATTTTTAGATACGTGCATAGCTACCGCGTCGCCAAACATAGATTTACCAACCTTAGGTCGGGCGGCAACTAAGTCTACGCACTTTCTTCTTAATCCTCCTCCGATAGCTTCGTCATAAGCAGGGAATCCTGTGCTTATGCCAATCATGTCATTTTTGTTTTCTTTTAGAAACTCTATATAGTCTGTTATTTCCTCGCCGATTATTTCAGGCTTATTGTCAGAACCTTGATATATTTTAGATGTCGCATCAAGAACGGGAGTTTCTATGAGGGAGATGATGTCGTTTATATCTTCATCTCCTGTGACCTCATCAATTTTATTAGAACAAATAGCCAGTGTCTTCTTGACTTCTCTTGCTATTCCTAGCTTCGCTAGTTTACCGGCGTGTATTGAAACATTTTCTTCATGTATTGGAAAGTTAAATAGTGAACGTAAAAAACCAATCTCCTCTTGGTTATTTATATTTTCATAACATCCAAGTTGATTGGCAGCAGAAAGCAAGGAAGATAGTTCTACCTTGTTGGATTTCTCTAAGACCTTTTTAATGCACCCAAAAATAATTTGGTTGGTGGGGTCTGTGAAGTGTTCGGACTCCAGATAGTCTGAATCAAGCGAAACGCTTAATCCATATTGACACAATCCGGAGAGAACCGCCCTCTCTGCTGCTAGGTCTTCTAGCTTCCGCTTGTTTTTTTGATTTCGTACCATAAGAGTCCACTATTGGCTAACGCATAAGAAAACCACATTAGGGCATGCGGGTAATCTTTTTGCTTGACGCATGAAGCGCAAGTTAATAAATAAAGTAATATCGTAATCCCTACGGCGGTAATGGCCATTCTATTATATCCCGTGATAGATGTAGATACCCATACATGTGCTAATTCCCAACAATAATCCCAATAAAAAATCTTTAACGTCAACGTTTAAATATTTCTTCATTCCTCGGTTTCCTTTTTATGTTCTCGAAATAAACTATTGTTACCGTGATATTCTTTTATCAAGAGACGAATAAGAATTTCTCGAAACTCAACATCTTTGACGAAAGAAAGCTTAAAAGTAGCCACCTTGAACGCCATCTCTTGAGTCACCATGACACGGTTTTCATCGTATTTAGGTGGCCTCCTTGTGTAATCCCTGTGAAAAAGCTTACGTTCAGACATGGTGTTTCCCCTAGAAGAAATTTTTAATTGTCTCTAGAATCCCGCCCATGCCTCCGAAGCCGCCCTTTGAAATTACCACATAGGCTACAAGACCCAAGCCAATCATAAACACTAGCCATTTGCGTTTTTTTGCAACGGCAGTAGCTTTCGCTGTAAGCGTCTTGATTTTGTCTAGTCTGTACCCCCTTCTGGAATCAACCTTTTCTTCACGGGCATCTTTTTTATCTTCTCGGGCGTCGCTTTTATCTTCGCCTCGTTTTCTAGTATGTGGCATAATATTGCCTCCTATTTAAAGTTATCTTCTTTTGTTTGATAAGCATCCATCACAGACAAAGAAATCTCTCCTGTGAACATCTGATACTTCTATAGTTTTTTTACACTCAACGCATTTCTGTTTGGTTTTTTGGGCTTTATCTCTTCTTGGCGAAGGGGTAAAAGCAGGGGTCTCAATGTCCATATGTTCTGACTTGTCGTCAGTAAAAAGGTTATCTCCACGATCAACCTTATTAATTGGTGTTGGGCCTTCCTTTATTTGTCGGCCAGTCATTGAGAAGTCATCAGCACCAACCCTCTCAGGCGGAGCAGGTTGCTCAACAACCTGTGTAATATCAGATTGAACAGCTGTTTCAGCCGCCGTGTCCGCCTCTATGAGAGAGTTAGCCATTTCTATTAGCTCTGCATCATTAAGAGCTATACCTTTTCTAAGTAATTCTTTTGCTGTATCAAGAGTAGACATTAATAATTTCTCCTTCTTCCTAAATCTTGCAGGACTGTAGCCATCTTCTTGACTATATCAATCTTTCCTGAAATTCTTGTTATTCTAGATTCTGCTGATGTCTTTAGTCTGTTCAGCTCTGAAGCTAGTGGGTTTTCTTTTATTGCGGAAAAATATCGGACTTCCCATTTTGCGTACTGCCCGCCATAGTTCTCCATTTTGTCTGCGACTATGTACCAAATGCTGTTATTGCAAAAGTCTAATACTGACTTCTCTTTATTATATAGTGACTGGAGGTATTCTGCATGCGCAAAAAGTATAAAACTGTTGGATAAAGCCAAAGTAATATCCATATTATTGATATCATCGGAACTTAAGTTTAATATACTTTCTACATCCTCGTTCTTCTTAACAAGGTCTGCATTTCTATCCTCTACCCAGTCGTCTACCTTCTGTAGAAATTCAATAGCTTTTTGTTCGTTAGTCAAACTTCACTCTCCACTCAGGCTCTTTCTCATTATAATTTAGTTCAATCAAATTCATGTTATTCAATTCACACCAAGCCGCTTTGTCTGTATCTCTAGCTTTTGCCTTAAAAAATGCCATCTTGTCTTTATAAAAAAAGGAGTTAAACTTAAAGTGCTGCTCTCCATGAACCTCAACAATTAAACTTCTGTTTGGTATGTAAAAATCAGCATGTAGTAGTGTTCTTCTGGAGCCCGTCTTGGTTCCGGGAAGTGTTAGCTCTTCTAGCACCCTATCAAACGGAAACAAGTCCTTTAGGAGTGCTCTTGCCTTAATGTGTAATTTTGATCTATTTTTATCTGCAACAGAGGACTGTCTTCTAGATGGGTTCCATTTGTGTTCTTTCCCGTCTAGACCTAGAATAATCATAGCATTGCCTTAATCTCTTCTTCTAGTATACCAAACACTTTCTCATTTGCAAGTAAAAAATTGTATAATCTTTCCTGTCCCTGAAACTTAACAGCCTTTAAAACTTCTTCAATATTTTCGGTGTCTATTTCGGGTTTTATTTCTTTAACTATATCTGCGTGTTCTGCCATAAACTCACACGTTAGCCAAGCTCCAGCCTTGCCAATAAGCCCAATATCTAGCCCGAGCATAACAAGCTCTTGAACTTTATCTATCCCATGACCATACTTAATCCAACTTTGACATTCGGTGCCCGGCGACCCAATGGACGAACAGATAACCTTCCAGTTAACAGCTTGACCAACCTGCTTATCGCTTTGAGTCCATGGGGTTATTGATTTTACTTCCATTCTAGTGTCTGCTTGGTACTGAATTTTTTTACCACAGTCAGGCATGCGAGAAGCCCCGTACCCAGAAGTGTTTGCTATGAAGTGCGTTATGATAATCATGGTCGCTCGCTGATTGGGAACAATCTGTCCCATTTTTTTACAGAACATAGACAGTATTCTGGGCAGCCCTGCCCTTCCCGGCGACATATCTCCATCTAATTCTTTTTCTGGTATTAGGGCGGATGTGGAGTCTATAATACAGACACAGCCCTCGTTTTCTTTTGCGCTCACGAGCTTAACTGCAATATCTAGAAAGGCTTCTGCGCTTAACGGTTCATCTTCCGAGTGGATGATTTTCATTTTATCTCTATCGAGACCATCGACACCAAGAAGGTTCATTTCTTTTAGTCGCCCCTCCGCGTCTAAATATATAATTGGACGACCTTCCTTTTGGCAGTTTGCCGCTATCTGTAATGCTGTAGTTGTCTTTCCGCATTTAGGGTCTCCCGTGAGTATAACCCACGAACCCTCTTTGATTCCTCCACCTAGAGAGAGGTCAACTGAGGGGCTAACCTTAATTATCTTATAGTCTTTTCTTCTTTCGAGAACTTGCGCTCCAGTAGAGATAACATTCCCATACTTTTTGACTATCTCTTTAATAAAGGCTGGGTCGTTATTCTTGGTTCTTGCCATCGGTGTTCCTCAATTTTGAAAAAAGTGTTTTCTTGCCAAATGTTTTTCTTGGCCGAGACTCTATATTATCTCTAGATACTTCTGTTACTTCAATTTTTTGTTTGGGTTGTCGGTCTAGAGCTGACTTGTGTTTTTCTACCGCTTCTTTTACCCACTTAGGAGATGCCGAGTACACCCGCCTATTTGTATTGATAATATAATCAAATACTGCTGACTCTCCAAACTTTCCTATTAGGGTGCTAACAGCCTGTACCTGCCTAGTGTAGTTTTTCTTTTGAGTCTTATTCCAGAACTTATAAGCCAGAGAGCCCTTGTTATCAGCCTCTGCTTTTCTCTGAATGAGTATCTCTGCTATGTATTGAGCAACCGTGCAATACTCACCCGTTGAGGGTGACTTGAACCTGCTCGCTTTGCTTCTTTGTCTCGCCATCTCGCCATATCATAAAAGAAAGGTTTTCTTGGGTAGCTTTTCTTTTCTGTGAAAAATCTTCAAACTCACATTCAGGCCAGCTATATTTTTTAACATCAACTCGTTCTAGGCTATCCTCTAATAATCCGAATGTCATATGCTGATATGATGGGCCATCCCCAGTAACCATATCTATATCCTTAGAAAATCCTCTAGCAATAAAGAATCCATCTAAACCATTCTCGTCTTCAAACACAACCTCTTCAGGCGCACCCATAACAATTACCTGAGCTTTTGCTACGCACCGCCCATTCTCTTTGCAGAACTCTTGAAGTCTAACCCATGGGCTTTCGGGAACTCCGGGACGCTCATAGTCGCCCCATACAACAGTTCCATCGTCTAGGGTGCACTTCCAAGTCATGGAAATATCTTCCATTATGAGTTTACGTATATGCTCATCTCTAACTGTGCAAATCATATTATTTATCCTTAATTCTATGAATTGCCCCTCTATGTCGTCGGGCAACATTTACCTCTTCTGGTTTATCTTCTTCTAGCTTGGTGGCCTTGGACTCATCTCCAAGCATGGAAGCTTGCTCTGTCATTGTGACAGCTCCGTACTTCTCATTTCTACCCATTAGCTCACCTGCTTTTGGCAATTCAGGAACATCTTCCTGTTTAGATAACTCTTTGTTGACAACGTTTTCCGATCTATCTAATGCCTCTGCAATGTTTGCAACACTATCTTTGCTATGTTCAGCAATATAAGCCTGCTCTTTTTTTGAAAGTCTGCCTTTTTTAGTCATTTAATTAGTCTCCATTAATGCTCTTCTTGCTCTTGTCAAAAAGATTCTTTCAGAATTTGTAATGTATTGCATATAATAATTATATACATCCTTAGTCACTTTTTTAAAATCAAAGTACGGTCTGCTGTGTTTGCCTCTATCTGTACCTAGCGGGTCTAGAAGATCTCCTCGACCATACTTAACGTAGTAAGT